GGTGTCGGACGTAGAACCTAAGTAACCTTGTTTGGGGGCTTCGGCCCCCGCTGTTTAGTTACTGGAATTTGTTTTGAGTTGTACCTATGATTCCAATAGACCCGATAACAGCGTTAGAAGGACTACAGACTGCAATCAGCGTAGTCAAAAAGGCCAGCAAGGTCGCAAGTGATCTAGCGGGATTGGCTCCATCCATTTCGCGGCTTTTTGATGCTAAGAGCACCGCTACCAAGGCGATGCTTCAGGCAAAGCGTACAGGTGGTAAGTCCAACCTAGGCGCAGCGTTACAGATTGAGATGGCCTTGGATGAGGCTAAGCGGTTTGAGGAACAGTTAAAGATGCTGTTCATGCAGGCGGGACGCATAGACGTATGGAATGCGACCAAGGCTCGGCAAGCTGAAATGGATAGAGATGATGCCAGAGAAATGGCAGAGCTAAAGGCTGAAGAGAAGAAGCGCAAAGAAGCCGAGCGGGAACAGATGGAATGGGCAGTTGGGATTGTTGTGATTGTGATGCTCTTAGGCGCTGTTGGCTGGGGGCTTAATGAGATGGCTGAACTGTGTGCCAAGACAGGGTGTGGTCGGTGAATGAGTACCAGAAACAGTTTGATATGTTTCTCAAGGTCTTTGTCAGGCTTTGCATTGTTTGGTGGGTGCTTGGCCTGCTACGCTTTTTGCCCGATGACTTGGCCGATAAGGTCGTAAACAAACTACTGGGAATGATTGGTCTATGAGTGATGAAAAGCCAGCAGACGTATTGAGCAAGGTGCTGTCCTATGTGGATAGCCCGTTTAAACTGTTTGCGCTGCTGCTCATGGCGGTGTTTGCGTTTGCTGGGTACTTTGTTTGGCAGAACCAAGAACTGCTGATGGGCGCGTATAAAGAGTCTAAGAGAATGCCAAGCATTGTTGAGGATAGAGTGGAAGACGCTGCCGCCCACTTGTTTAAAACAACTAACGCTACCATTGTGGCTGTATTCAAAGTAAACCCTATGTTTGGAACCAGAGTGCTGCATCGTGCTTACACCAAAGAGGGTAGAGACAAAACCAATGATGGGCTTGATGTTGGGCTGTTTACTCAAAACCAAGCTAACAACGCTGATGTGATTAAGCTGATGGCAAGTGAGATTCCTTGTGGCGAGTACAAGTCAGCGCAATCTGAAATGGGTTTATGGTATATCGCCAAGGGGGTTGCCTACACTTGCCGAGTCAGCATCCCGCCTGATCCAAGCCGGTTTGTTGGACAAATTACTGTAGGCTGGGATAATGAACCTGCTGACATTCAAGTAACAAGAACCATGATGGAAATTGCAGCAACCATGCTTTCAAGGAGCAAACAATGATTGGACTAGACGCACTGATTAACGTGGGTGGAAAGCCTGAACGGATTGAGAAAACTATCACCGCCATCAAAGAAGCCTTGGCACAGTTAGAGCAGGATGGAAAGTGCAAATACTGCACTCATGGTTGTGCCGCCTGTGACGCTAGGAGACAGTCAAATGTTTTACCTTGAAACAAATCAAACACACTGGTTTGTTTGGCCTTGCCTTGCAGTCGGAATTGATGACGAGCTTTGGATTGGAGTGGGCTGGTTTAATTTTGAAATTGGCTGGCGTAATGGTGATGGTGGCTGGGGAAATGAAGCCAAACTCAAGGAGAAAAACATATGCTGACACTACTCTCAACCTTAATCTCATTTCTGATGGGCGGTTTGCCCAAGATTTTGGAATTCTTTCAAGACCGGGCAGATAAGAAGCATGAGTTAAACCTTGCCCAGATGCAGATTACCCGTGAGCTGGAACTGCGTAAAGCAGGCTTTGAAGCCCAAGAGCGGATCGAGAATATCAAGTCAGAACAGTTGGCAACCGAGAGCGCAGCCAATACGACACAGGTTCTGATTGGCGCTCAGCAGGCTGAAATGCAGGCTATCTACGCCCACGATACAAGTTTAAACGAGGGGACTTCCACATGGATGAAGAACCTCCGAGCCTCTGTTCGTCCCGTTATCACATACGGCTTCTTCTTCCTGCTACTGTTTATTGACATTGGTCTGTTTGCCTACGGTTGGAACAGCGGTGTGCCGTTTACAGAGCTGGCTGAGATGCTGTGGGACTCTGACACCCAAGCGTTGTTTGCTTCTATCATTGCTTTCCACTTTGGTGGCCGGGCGTTTGGCAAATGAAGATCTCAGCCAAGTGCTTGCACATGATCCGTCATCACGAGGGCGTGAGGCAGAATCCCTACAAGTGTCCAGCCAAGCTCTGGACTGTGGGGGTTGGGCACGTTATGTTCCCAGAGCAGGGCAAGCTTAAGATAGACCAACGGGATGCCTTTGTGCCCCCGCCAGAGGCTATGCGAAAACACTCAATGGAGGAAGTCGATGCAATACTTAGGGCAGACCTTGCTCGCTTTGAGAAAGGCGTGGCTACTTATTGTCCTGTGCCTCTTACTCAAGGACAGTTTGACGCACTGGTTTCATTTTCTTTCAATGTAGGTCTAGGCACTCTTCAGCGTTCTACTCTGCGCCAAAAGGTACTTAGGGGTGACATGGAGGGCGCAGCAGAAGAGTTGTTGAAATATTGCATGGCGGGGGGTAAAATTCTCAAAGGGCTACAGAATCGTCGTATTGACGAACGGGCCGTTTTTCTCTCTTAGGACTGCTCATGCCATTAAAGAAACTTCAGCAGAAAGCCGGTGTAAACAGGGAAAACACACGCTATACATCGGAAAATGGCTACTATGTTTCAGACAAAATAAGGTTTCGCCAAGGCACACCAGAGAAAATCGGTGGTTGGCAGCGTATTTCTTCGGCTATTTTCCAAGGTGTTTGCCGCTCTCTGTGGAACTGGGTCACTCTGGGCGGGCAGAACTTACTGGCGGTCGGCACAAACCTAAAGTTCTACATTGAAAACGGCGGCTTGTATTACGACGTTACTCCCCTACGCTCGGCTGTACAAGCTCCTGTAACGTTAAACAATCCATTTGATACTACATCTGGTTCAGCTGTTATCAACGTTAATGACACTGCTCACGGCTTACTTACCGGCGATATTGCTACCTTCTCTGGGTCTGTCGCGGTTGGTGGGATCCCAGCGGCAATCCTCAATACTAACCACACCGTAACAGTTGTTGGAGCTGATGACTACACCATTACTGTATCTGTTACGGCGTCATCCACTGTGACTGGCGGCGGTGGTGCATCTGTTTCAGCAACATATACGAAGCTCAAAGTTTCACTGACAAACCCATTTGCCACAGTTAACGGCTCTACGACTGTCACTGTGACCGATGCGGCTGGTGGTTATACAAACGGTGATTTTGTTACCTTCAGCGGTGCTACAGCTGTTGGCGGTCTTGATCTAAATGGTGAGTATCAAATCACCATAACCGGCACATCTACTACCCAGTACACGATTACTGCGGCAACAGCTGCCACTTCCACTGCTACGGGCGGCGGTACTGCTGTAGTGGCTGCTTACCAGATTAACATTGGTGCTCCTTATGCGGTTCCTTTGGTGGGTTGGGGTGCTGGCCCGTGGGGAGCTGGGCCTTGGGGTGTTGGTGCGGCATCAACCGACCAGATGCGTATTTGGTCGCAATCCAACTTTGGTGAAGATTTACTCTTTGCATCTAATGGTGGTGAGATCTATGTTTGGAAGGCAAGCTCTTTGTTAACTTCAAGGGGCGTTGCCATTAACAATCTATCAGGGGCTTCTTCCTGCCCAACGATTCAGAGTTTCATTCTTGTGTCTGATGCCTCGCGCTTTACGTTTGCGTTTGGCTGTAATGACTATGGAAGTACAGTACAGAACCCCATGTTAATCCGCTGGTCTAACCAAGAGGATTACTTAGAATGGTTTCCTGCGGCCACAAATCAGGCCGGTAGCTTACAGCTGTCACACGGCTCACGAATTGTGACTGCCATACAGACTCGGCAGGAGATTGTGGTTATCACTGATTCAGCTCTGTATTCTCTTCAATATCAAGGACCGCCATCTGTCTGGGGATCTCAGTTGCTGGGAGACAACATCTCTATTGCTGGGACAAATGCGGCGGCAGTTGCGTCTGGTGTTGTGTACTGGATGGGCATTGATAAGTTCTACAAATACGATGGCCGTGTTCAGACTCTGCGCTGTGACTTGCGTCAGTTTGTTTTCCAAGACATTAACTTGGAGCAAGCAGAACAATTCTTTGCTTCTACCAATGAAGGTTTTAACGAAATCTGGTTCTTCTATTGCTCGGCTGGGTCATTCACTATTGATAAGTATGTAACGTACAACTACTTAGAAGATGTCTGGGCTTACGGGACAATGGCCCGAACAGCATGGATTGACTCTGCCCTGCGTAAGTACCCAATGGCGGCAACGTACACTTATAACGTTGTTTACCATGAGCAGGGTAATGACGACAACGAAACCGGCACGGCCTTACCTATTAACGCTGTTATTGAGACAACAGAGTTTGACATTGACGATGGCGATCACTTTGGGTTTGTCTGGCGTATTGTTCCTGACATTACCTTCAGGGGGTCAGACGCCGCATCTCCTCAAGTGACGATGACCTTGATCCCGATGCAGAACTCCGGCTCTGGTTATAACGATCCAATCTCCTTGGGAGGTAACTCAGAGGCTACTGTGGTTCGCACGGCCACTGTGCCAATTGAGCAGTTTACGGGTCAGGTATACGTCAGGGTTCGTGGCCGCCAGATGATCATGAAGGTAGAGTCAAACCAGCTTGGATGTGCCTGGCAGTTGGGTTCACCTCGTATTGACATCCGACAAGACGGTAGACGGGGTAACTCATGACGCTACTTGTTACTTCTGATTTTGCGCTCGGTCAGGTTGTTGCACCTAACTTGCCTTTGGCTACACCTCAATACAATGAGCAATACCAAAATCAGTTGAACAACGTGCTTCGCCTGTATTTTAATCGGGTTGACGTTATTCTTGACCAAATGAAGGCTGACACAACTGTCATACCGCCTTTAACAAATTACACTGTAGCCACATTACCCAGTGCGGCTACTTCTGGCGTAGGGGCTAGATCTTTTGTAACAGACGCCTCGGCTCCAACATTTGGTTCTACAGTTGCTGGTGGCGGCGCAGTGGCTATTCCTGTATATTCTGATGGCACGAATTGGAAGGTTGGATAATATGAGAGATAATAAAAATTTCTACATGGATTATGAAGATAGAAGTTTTGGAGGACCTTCTCCAAGCGACTATCAAGACGGCATTTTCTCTGGCCAATTTAACTTTGGTCAACCTCCAGCACCGCCTGTTCAGCCGATTGTTCAACCAGTCCAACAAATTCAGCCTGTTCAGCCAATAGTAGAACCTGTTCAGCCGATTCAGCCCGTACAACCTGTACAGCCGCCTTCACCTACAGATAACCTACTTAAACAGATTCTTGGCCAAGGCACAACCAATTGGTCTGGCGTAGGCTATGGTTCTGCCGAAGCCAATGCGGCCGACATGGCCAAGATCTTGGCTGGTATTGGCATTACAGACATTAATCAATTTGGCAGAATAACTAGGCCTGTTGAGCAGTACATGGGAACTGACGATTCTGGCAATCCAATTTATCAGACTGTAACCGAGCAAACCTTTGGCAATAAGTTAACAGGTCAAGCTGTTCCACTTACATACGGCGGTCGTCAATCGGGCAATTTCTTTGGTGGCACTTATGAAGGTAAGGGTAATACCGGCTACGGCGTTTATTTTGATGAGCAGGGTAACCCTCGGTTCTACACTCAGGGTGCCTCTAGTTCGGACATTGGGAAGCTGGCTCCACTGTTAACTATGGCGTCATTTGTGCCGGGACTAGCTCCTGTAGCCCAAGGCATAAACGCTTTGCTGGCAGCTAAGTCTGGCAATATTCTTGGCGCAATCTCTGGTGCAGCTGGTCTGGGTGGTTTAACAGACGTTGCCAATGCGGCAAACTTTGCCGGCGCTTTAAAGAGTGGTAATCCTTTGGCGGCTATTACAACGGGTGCTAACCTTGGCGGCATAGATCTTGGTGGATTGGTTGATGCGTCTGGCGTTAAAGACTTCACAAGGATTGGTGACTACGACATTACCGATGTTGTTAAGGCGGCTCAAACTGCTAAAGCAATTAAGAGTGGTGATCCTTCTGCCATCATCTCGGCAATTGGTGGATACATGGGCGGCAGAGATGAGCAACCTTCTGAGCCAAGTCCTACCGAGCCATTTGATTATCCAACCACAGGGACAAGCAGATTTGCAAACAGGGAAATGCCCGATCCTTTTGCTTCGGTCGGTACTGAGCCAGTGCCAAGTATTGAAATGCCTGACCTAAATGAATTGTTACCAAGGTTAGCAGTCGCTCCTATTGAGCAACCTGAACCTCCTGTGGCAAGTGCGCCAAGTACGCCAAGTGCACCCGCCCCAAGAAGAGTGGCTTCTCAACAGCCTGCATACGACCCAGTCGGTGGTGGCCGTGGAGGCCAAGGAGGGGCTACAGCTGAAGAGATTGCCGCATACAACAGGTCGCAAACACCAGCCACTGCGGCCAAACCAAAGACAGCTGGTGATCTGTTTACATCGTTGTTCCCGTCAGCAGAGGCCAGTACTTTACCAACTGGTAAACCAGCTGACTCGGCATCTCAGATTCCAGGTCAATCGTACACAGCTCCTGCGTCAACCTATGATCAGAACAACTCTGTGTTTGGCCGTTTTGGTGATGCACTTGGTTTGCCACAAGAGTTCCAGCGCAATTTAAGTAATACATTGAGCTCCTTACCCGGTGTTAATCTTCCGGTTGGTGCTTTAGCTCGTGGAGCTGGCGCGGCTGATGAATTAGGTAGTGCGGCATTGCGTAGTGCCTCAAACTATGTTGAGCCAACAAGGCTTACCGCTGATCCAGTGAAATTGTTTAAGATGATTGACGCGCTTCCAAATAACGTCTATCAAACATCTGCTGTTCAAAATGCACTCAAAGCTATTGCCAATGGTGATAACGTGGCGGCGTTTAAAGCGCTAGAGTCAAACCCAACTACCAAAAAAGCATTGCTTAACTATGCTGAGAAAATGGGGGCTCAAGAGGTGTCTTTATTTAAAAACCTCAACCGTTATAACTTGCCTAACCCGCCTAAGTACAGATCAAAAGAAGGCGGAGGTTACAATCAAAGGACAGGTGGTGGCGGCATAGCCGAGGGCGGCTTGGCTTCACTTAGCAAATCGAATAAGCGTTAAATCATGGCCCGATTTGAAAGAAACCCACTAATCAATTACGACTTTGAAGACTATGGATTTGTTGATCCATCGGGTTTTGACGCGCCTATTCAACCCATCCAACCTGTCCAACCCGTTCAACCAGTACAACCAGCTCCAACAGGAGTGTTTGGTTTACCTTTGGCATTGCCAACGCCAGTTCAAGTTGTCCAGCCGATTGTTCAGCCCGTCCAGCCTGTAGATAATACTAATACACTGCTCAATCAAATCCTTGGCCAAGGTCTAACAAGCAAATGGACTGGTCAGGGTTACGGCTCTGCCCAAGCAAATGCCGCCGATATGGCAAAGATTTTGGCTGGCATTGGTATTACCGACATTAAAGAATTTGGCAAAGTAACTGATTATGAGACTGCCCAAGAGATTGGGAAAACCTACGATGGTCAGTCTGTTTTGCAGCTTGTCGATGAACAAACGGGCGCTACTAAAACTGTTGTTAGGGTTCCTGATGGTGGTGTTGATGAAGAGGGCAACCCAACATCCAAACTTGTAGACGTTCCAGCAGATGCAAAGATTCAAACCAAGTATGGTATAGATCAAGGCGAAGGTAACATTCTAGAAATTGATCCATCCAAAATTAAGACAGTTGATGGAAAAGTGTTGGCCGATACTGGTAAAACAACTTTTGGAAACATAAAAACAGGCCAAGCTGTACCTATAACATACAGTGGTCGCCAAACTGGTAACTTCTTTGGTGGAACGTATGAAGGCAAAGGTAATACTGGCTACGGCGTACAGTTTGGTCCTGATGGAACGCCTTACTTTTACACACAAGGCGCGTCTTCTAATGACCTAGCCAACTTGTTAAAAGATCTAGGTCCAATCGGTCAGATTGCTCTTGCGGCCGCTACGGGTGGTATGTCGTTGCCAGCTCAGTTTGCAACCAATGCTGGCATCCAGTTACTGGCCGGAGGTAATTTCAAGGATATTGCCAAGGGTACAGCTCTGTCATACCTTGGTGGACAAGCTGGTAACTTGATCTCTGGGTCTAGTGGGATCACTGACTTACTTGGTAAAGCTGGTAGTGAAATTGGCTCAAGAGCAGTTCAGCAATACATTGGTAGCGGCGGCAAGGCTGACCTTGAGCAAGCTTTGCTAGGTGGTGCAATTAATTCTGGCGTTAACAGTGTTATTGGTGAAGTGCCGGGATTAGATAGTCTGTCGCCTGTAGACAGAAACATGACGTCACAGTTGATTACGGCTATTGCTACTGGTACACCTATTGAGCAAGCTCTTCAGAATGCTGCCGTGAGTAAGGCGTCTTATGAGGCTAGGAATGCAGTAGCCCAAGCGAGGAATGAGCCGGCAGCTCAACCACAGACTTACGAAGAATTAATGGCCGGTATTGAGCCAAGGATGTCTGAAGTAACAAAGACAGATACAGGGCCAAGCAACCAAGAAATCTTGGAGATGATTAACTACGACCCAAGCTTGATAAACGATGCCGGCGTAGATACACTAGGAACTAAACTTGCGGCTGAGCCCGCTACTGGAAGAGGAACAGCCATGAGTGATATTGACTTCAGCCAAATTCTTGGCGACTATGGAATTAATATAGCAGACGAACTTGCCAATGCTGGTAGCTCTGGTAACGCGTCATCCATTTTCTCAGGTGATGGTGGCATTGATTTAAGCGGTATTAATTGGGAAGGTACAGAAGACGCCCCAGCCCCTCCATCAAACATAGCCGAACTGCTTGGAAACGTCACAGGTGGCGATGAAGTTGATGAAAGTTTTTTATATAGACTTTCTCCAGAAGAGCGAAAAAGATACTTTGCTTCTAAAGAAGAGGGATATGAGAGTCCTTTAGCTGGTCTTGCACCACAAGATCTTGGAATTTCTCAAGAGATGATTGACGAGTTCAATAAGAACTACCAACCACAGGGCGGGTTTGGTAGCCAGTGGCAGACGGTAGGTTCCGACCGCATCATGATTAACGATGACGGTACAGGTATTGGTATTAACACTGAAACAGGCAATCAGTATGCTTTGAGCCCAAGGCAAGTTCAATCCATGGTTGCCAATAAGATGCTTAACACCAAAGCTTCTGGTTATGTTGGTGCTACTGGCGGCACTGGCTCAAGACCCGGCGGCTCTAGGCCTGCAACATCTACTGCTAAAAAGTCTGCAACAGGCGCTGGCGGTAAGGACAACTTAGGCTTGATGATGGCTTTGATGGCAATGATGGCCATGATGAGCGACAAAGGTAAGGGCGGCTCATCTGGTTCGGTTATCCCAAACTTACAAGCCAATCGGTCACTGCTTCCGTATTCTCCTACTAAACCCGGATCTCCCAACGTTAACTACTTCTCACCTACCACTTACACAGCCAAAGCGGCAGAAGGCGGTCTGATGGGTTTGGCCGCTGGTGGTATGTCTGATTTGGGTGGTTACTCTGATGGCGGCCGTCTATTGCGTGGTCCCGGAGATGGTGTGTCTGACTCAATTCCTGCGACAATCGGAGGTAAACAACCAGCTCGTTTAGCAGAAGGCGAGTTTGTTGTACCGGCAAGAATTGTTTCTGAACTAGGTAACGGCTCTACGAATGCAGGCGCTAATAAGCTCTACGCCATGATGGACCGTGTTCAAAAAGCTAGACAAAAAACAAAGAACGTTGCTGCTGACACAAAAGCACACAAATATTTACCCGCTTAAGGAGCTATTATGGCTGCAGTTCTACCCGCAGGATCGACAAACACCCAAGGCTTAGCCGATTGGGCCGCGCCGTATATAACCAATTATCTTGGTAAGGCAAAAGGTTTAGCCGAACAAGATTATGAGAAATATCCAGGAGCAGTTTCAGCTGGTCCTTCTGCTTTGCAAAATCAGGCTTTTCAGGGCATTGGATCTTTGACTGTTCCGGCCAGTATTGGTCAGGCCGCTGGTACAGCTGGCAACATCGCATCGCAAGCTCAGAACATGAACTATGCGCCTACTGCGTTTACAAACCAGTTCCAAGCCCCAGCTCAATACCAGAACACATCGTTTACCTCTGGCACATTTGGTGGAGATCAAGCTCAGCAGTACATGAACCCGTACTTGCAGGCTTCTCTAAACCCACAACTGGAAGAGGCTCGCCGTCAATCTGACATTACTGCTCAGCAAAACAATGCCGCCATGACCAGAGCTGGTGCGTTTGGTGGTGGCCGTCAAGCCATCTTGACCGCTGAGAACCAACGCAATCTAGGATCTAACCTAGCCAACATCACAGGCCAAGGCTACAACACTGCGTATAACAACGCAATGAACCAGTTCAACCAAGACCAAGCGCGTAGCCTGCAAGCTCAGCAAATGGGTGAGCAGTCCAAGCAGTTTGGTGCTGGTCAAGCCATGAATGCGGCTCAAATGATGGCTCAGTACGGTATGTCTGCACAGCAGGCGGCAGAGCAGTCTAAACAGTTTGGTGCCCAGCAAGGTTTGGCTGGTTTGAACACGGCTCTTCAGGGTGCTCAGCTTCAAGGTAACTTAGGTGCTACTCAGAATAGAACTGCCCTTGACAATATCAATGCTCAGTTGGCCGCAGGAGCTACACAGCGCGGCATTGACTCTGAAGATATTGCGGCGCGTCAGGCTGCGTTTACTCAAGAGCGGCAGTTCCCGTACCAACAAGCCCAGTTTATGCGCGACATGATCTCTGGCCTGCCCACAGGATCTGTGACAAATGCCCCCGGTAACTTAACAGGTATGGGTGCTTTCTTGTCTGCTCTGGGCGGTGGTACAGCGGCGGCTTCTGCGCTGGGGTACAAAGATATTCGTGGATTATTAAAAGGCCTCGGCTTTGACTTTGGGACACCAGAATGAACCTCATCCAAATTCAAGAACATCTAAAGGATTTGCCTACACAGGCGATCATGGCGTATGCCAATGGGCAAAACCCACAGGTGCCGCCGTACATGGCTTTAGGCGAGATGAACAGACGAAAGAATATGGAGCAACGTGCCGCGCAAGCTCCAGACTCTTCTGTTAAAGAGAAGATAGAAGGTGAGCTGGCTCAGCAATTAGCTTTGCCGGGCATTGGTCAGGGCATGAACATGAGGATGAACCCAGCTGGTATGCCTGAACCCATGCCGGCCGCCCAACCACAGATGGCCCCTCAGATGCCTAGGATGCAGAACCCCCCGATGGCTAGGCCTGCACCTCCACAGCAGATGTCTCGCCCCGGCAGTATCCCTGCGGGCGCACCCGGCATGGCTGATGGTGGACTGGCTACACTGCCTATCGACTCTGATATGTACAACTATGCACCCGGCGGTATCGTTGCATTTGCAGAGGGTGACTTGGTTGAATTGCCAGAGGGACTAGCAAATACCATCATGAGGGAGCAACTGGAAGGTAAGGTTGGTCTTCCTATGCCAGTTAGTCGGGAAGATGAGCGCAAGAGGATTGCTAGGGAAAACCCTGAACTTGGTGCAATGCTTAACAAAATTCCAGGCGAGGCATTATCTGCGTTAGCGGCTAAGCTTGAAGAGCAGAACGAAGCTCAAAGAGCTCGCTTTCAAGAGGGCGAAGGCCGGCAAGGTCTTGCCGCTTTGTCTAACGCTTTGATTGCCGCTGGTGAAGCTACCCGTGGCCAGAAGGGCTTTGGAGGCATTGGTGCGGCTTTTGGTGGTTTTGGTAAGGCATATAACGCATCTACTGCTGAAGCCGAGCAACGTGCCGCTAGACAGCAAGCCGCTGAACGCGCTCAAACTATTGAGACGATGAAGCTTCAGTCTGACATTGAGCAGATGCAACGTGCGTTTGCTGAAGGTCGTGTTGAAGATGGCATGAAATACAAAGCGGCAATTGAGGCTCGTGAAGCTAAGATTCAAGAGATCAAAGGTCTTCGTGCTAAAGATGTTCTTTCTCTGGGAGATACTCGCCGCCAACGCGCAGAGCAAGAGCGCCACAATAAAGCTGTTGAGGAATATCAAAGACAACAGCAGGCGATTGCCGCTGAGAGAGCCAAGTATGAGCGTGAAAACAGGCCTACAGTTGAAGATAAGAACATACTCTCAGTAATGTCTCGGTTGAATGCAGACCCAGATTACAGAGCTATGTTAAAGAAACGTGATAACTTCAGTCCGGGTGATCCCGAGTTTGAGGCAATCCAAGACGTTTTAGATTCGATGAGAGATGCAGCATTTGCAGATTTAAAACTCAAAGCTCCCACAAAGCGTGATAGATTACAGCCAGTGGACAAGCCAGCCGAGCCCGGATTCCTAAAAAGATTCAGAATGTCTGAAGAAGACAAACAGGCGCTTGAGTGGGCTAATGCCAATCCAAAAGATCCAAGATCTGCACAAATTAAACAAAAATTAGGGCTGTAACATGGCTTTTAATCCTGATGAGTATTTGGCTAAGAAACCATCTTCGTTTAACCCTGATGAATATTTAAAGCCAAAGCCTCTTCCAGAGCCTACGCTCTCCCCTGAAGAGCAAGTGATGAGCGCTCCAGCTGAGCGTGGTATTGCGTCTATAGTTCCACGCCCATCAACAGCTCCCAAGCCGCCATCAGAGTTAGCTCCCGGAGAAGAGTTTGGCAAAGGCCTAGGTGCTGGCGTCATTGGTCTTAAATCCATGTGGGAGAGCGCTGGCCTGATGAAAGACATTGGTGCCATGAGCACCGTCCAACAGCGCCAAGATCTATTTAACAAGATTGAAACTGGTCAGATCACAAGCCCCGATCAATTGCGTGGCTTGGATGAAACAACTAGTCAGGCTCGCGCTTACCTTATGTCTGACCCAGCCACACGCGAGAAGTTGCGTGAGCGTAATGTTGGTGAGATCGGCCGCCGTACAGACTTTGTTAAAGCGGCTTTAACCACTGTAGACCAGTACCAAAAAGACGCACAGAAGTACAAAGGCCGTACAACAGACCTTA